GCCGGTAGTGTTGGTGCTAAGCGCATACATACCAAGGGCAACATTGTTACTGCCAGTGGTGTTGGCAATAAGAGAATTAGAGCCAAACGCGGAGTTCTGCGTGCCTGTCGTGTTTGCTGTTAACGCCCTATCTCCGAACGCTGAATGATTACCGCCCGTGGTATTTGCTTTTAATGTGTACAAACCCATTGCGACGTTATTGCCACCAGAGGTATTTGCGTTCAGTGATTGAAGACCGAATGCATAGTTATCAGCGCCAGTATTACTATACAAGGCTTGGTAACCAATAGCATAAATATTAGCGCCAGTGTTGTTGTATAGGGCTTGGTAGCCTATTGCAAGATTACCACTTCCAGTAGAATTGGCTCCTGCCTGATAACCTAAACCGGTTTGATTAGCGCCAGTGCTAGTGCTGTAAAAAGCCTGATACCCTACAGCAGTGTTGCCGCTGGCGGTGGTGTTTTGAGCCAACGCTCCTGCACCTAGAGCAGTGTTATTCCCACCAGTTGTATTCAGTCTTAAAGCCCCATATGCATTGCTCGGCTCTAAAGTTCCCACTCCCACGTTAAACTGTCCAGTGGTATTAGCATAAAGAGTTTGATAACCAATAGCAGTATTTGCGCCGCCAGTAGATTGGCTGTACAAAGATTGATATCCTACCGCTACAGATTTGTCTGCTGTGGTAGTTGAGTAAGCAGCCTGAAACCCCACTGCGGTGTTGTTGCTGGCAGTGGTGGTGCTATAAAGGGCTTGTGTGCCAATGGCCGTGTTGCTTGAGCCTGTTGTTACTGTAGAAGCACCTTGCATTGCACTGACACCAACTGCTACGTTATCCGACCCCGTAGTCCCGTAATATCGAGCGTTTAGACCAATAAGCGTATTGGTTGCGCCGGTTGTATTACTGTACCCAGCCTGATACCCCACAGCGGTATTATTATCTGCGGTGGTGCTAGCTTGAAGAGCTTGCAATCCAAAAGCTGCATTTCTACTGCCAGTGGTGTTGGAGTAAAGGGCTTGTACGCCAAACGCTGAATTGTTGCCACCCGTAGTATTTGATGAAAGAACCGAAGAGCCTACACCAACATTTCCACCGCCTGTTGTAGTCGCCTGCATGGCCTGATAACCAATTGCGGTATTGCCCCCAGCGGTAGTGTGGTTTGTAAGGGCTTGATAGCCCACAGCAGTGCTTTGAGAGGCCGTAGTGTTGCTACTAAGTGCGCCTGTGCCAACGGCTACGTTGTTGCTACCAGTAGTGTTGGCTTGCATTGCAGCGGCGATAGAAACATCGTTACCACCAAAGGCCGAGTTTCCACTGCCTGTCGTATTTGCCTGCAATGTTCCCCAGCCAAAGGCGCTTATGTAGCCCGTGGTGTTTGCAGTTCCTGCGTATGCGCCAACAGCAGTATTTCTACCAGCGGTGCTTGCAAACAATGCTTTATAGCCAATCGCCGTTACATCTGAATATCCGCCACCAGTAGTTTGACTATAAGCGGCTTGGAACCCCACAGCGGTATTGTTGGATGCAGTGGTGTTTGCACGAAGTGCGCCGTCTCCAATCCCCACGTTGTAATTGCCTGTCGTGTTGGCCCGAAGTGCTGCATCAGTAAAACCGCCCCCACCACCAACACCTACGTTTGCGCCCCCTGTAGTATTGGAATACAGAACGAAAGCACCCACAGCAGTATTGTCTGAGCCAGTGGTGTTTGCCGTCAAAGCGCGGTCACCGACGGCGGTGATGTAGCCACCTGTTGTGTTTGCGTTCAATGCGGAATTACCGACTGCCGTTATTACTCCTGTGGTAGTGCTATATCCAGCGCTTTGACCTACTGCAACACACCCGCCAAGGTTAGTGCCAAGATACAAAGCCCGATACCCGATTGCCGTAACACCTGCGCCAACAGTATTGTTATAAAGGGCATCTTTTCCTATTGCTGTATTTTGTGCGCCAGTGGTGTTGGAGTAAAAAGCACTATACCCAACAGCAGTGTTGTCGTTGGCAGTAGTGTTGGAGTACATTGCGTTATACCCAACTGCTGCATTTGACCCGCCCGTAGTGTTTGTGGTTAAAGAACCGGAACCAATGGCAGTATTTTGCCCGCCAGAAGTATTAGCTTGAAGTGCGCCGTATCCTACCGCAACTGAATATGCTGCCGTATTGTTATACAAAGCACTCCATCCAACCGCAGTGACTCCGTTGTTATTTCCAAGATACCCAGCACGATAGCCGATAATTACATTGCTGCCATTTGTTGTAGCGCTGAAATTAGCTTCTGAGCCTATAAATACTGATTGACCTCCGGTGGTATTGTTGTAACCAGCCTGAGAACCCACAGCCACGTTGTTGTCGGCGGTGCTAGAATAAAGTGCTCGATAGCCTATTGCCACAATTGGCGTATTTGTGACGTTGGAGTAAGCGGACTGATAACCAACTGCGGTGTTGTTGCTGGCGGTGGTGTTGGCTTGAAGGGCGTAAGCACCAACTCCCGTGTTGTACTGCCCTGTAGTGGTTGAAGCTAAAGCCTGTGAGCCAATAGCGGAGTTTGCGCTTCCGGTTGTAGCAACAAGAAGTGAATAGTCACCGACAGCAAGATTGTAATTTCCAGTAGTCAACGCTCTTGCTGCTGCAGATCCCACAGCGGTATTTTGTCCGCCAGTAACCGCCTGTAATGCACCACTGCCAATTGCAGTTATTTGTCCGCCAGTGCTATTTAATTTAAGCGCGTTAAAACCCATCGCCGTGTTACCAGCACCTGTGGTATTGGTTAAAAGTGCTTGATACCCAACGGCGGTGTTCTGATTGGCGGTAGTGTTGGCTTGGAGGGCTTGAAAACCAATAGCTGTAATGTTGTCGCCAGTTGAATTAGCTGCTAACGCACCGTTTCCCAATACTGTGTTGTTGCCCCCAGCACCAGCGCCTCGGCCTACGGTGAGTCCGTAGACAGTCAGGTCAGTACCTGAGTACAGCAAGTTAGCGGAGTCGGTCTCAAGCCCGCCGGTGGTGGAATAGACCACACGGCCCGATGTCAGGCCGGTGTTGGTGATGGAGGAGAACGTGCCCGCACCGGAGATGTTGGACACCTTGATGAAGTCGGAGCCGTTCCAAGCGCAGACTGCCGACTCGCCCTTGATGATGGTCACCCCGGTAGTTGGGCCAACACCGCGCAGCACGATGCTCTGGGTGCTGGAGCTTTTGTTGATGACGATGTAGGTCTTGGACTGGGCCGGGGCCGTGATGTTACGGGTTAGCGTACCGCCCGCTGTCCACAGCAGGATGGCTTCACGGGAGGTGTTGGCGGCCCCAGTGGTCGTTGTCAGGGTTACGTCAGCGTCTGTGCTGAGTGTGGTCGTGCCCGCAATGGCAGAGTCCAGCAACGAGGTGATGGAGTTGTTGACCGTGTCACCCCAAGTACCAGACAGTTCGCCGGTGACGGGGAGGGCCAAGCCCAAGAGTGATGTATACGAAGTAGCCATGTTTTACCTCAAGTTACTATTTCCTCCCAGTCAGCCGTTTGGGTATTACCTATTGTGCCCCAGTCTGCCGTCTGTGAGTTACCTATTGTCGCCCAATTTGGCGTTTGCGTATTGCTCAACGCCGTCCAGTTTGCCGTCTGCGAATCATCTATATTCTGCCAGTCTGCGGTCTGCATGTCATCAATCAGCTTCCAGTAGACAGCGATAACAACACCGATGTCTCCTTGTGCGTAATTGCCTGTTAGAGCAAAGCTCCGTGGCCCCAAACCAACCGCACCAATCGCGCCGCTGGCTGCATTTCCAGACAGCGCCACTGTCCTATCAACTCCAACCGTTCCAACTTCACCAACCGCCGTATCCGGCAGCAACGGAACAATGACCTGACCCAGCGCACCAGCAGCTTCAACGCCAGCTAAAGCCTCTGCATTGGTAACCGTAACCGTTCCAACCGCGCCGCTGGCAGACTTGCCGCTCAAAGCAAACGAGGCATCCCTTGTCAGGGTTCCTACTGCGCCGGAAGCCGCTAGGCCACTCAAGGCTACAGTGGTGGAGTTTGTCAGCGTTCCTACACTGCCTGTGGCTGCATCACCTGTTAGGTCAATGGTTTTGCTGTGAGTGACCGTACCTACCGCGCCTGAAGCCGCAACGCCGGACAAAGCCAAAGTCAAACTGGCTCCGACCGTACCTACAAACCCTACCGCAGCATCTCCGGTTTCTGCCGAAGATTGGCTCGGGGACAACGTGCCCACCGCGCCAGATGCAGCCACTCCGGTCAAAGCAAAGCTTGCTGGCCCACGGGAGATTGTTCCTACCGCACCCGCCGCCGTTACGCCGCTTAAAGCAACCGTGGTGACAGGACCAACTATGCCAACCGAGCCGGTTGCTGCATCTCCAGTTTCTGCCTCAGAGTCTGTCGGTGCGAGTGTTCCAACCGCTCCTGAAGCCGCTACACCGCTCAATGCGCGTGTGATGACCGGCCCAACCGTACCTATAAGCCCGCTTGCAGTATCCCCAGTTAACGCTGCGGACTGACTTGGAGAGACTGTGCCTACTGAACCTGTGGCTGAATTGCCTGTCAGGGCAATCGTAATACCCGGAGTCGCCGTTCCCACGGCCCCCGAGGCGGTATCCCCTACTGCTTCAAGAGTACCGCCCCAGCCGTTAGCGCCCCAAGTACTGTCGCCCCAGCCGAGAGACACAACCTACCTTTACGTTGTAGCCAGCCGCAGCAAGCCAGTAGTCGTGGTGTTGGAAGGCATGGTCAGTGTGAACGTGCCTGCCGTGATGGTCTGGTCACCGAACGTGTAAACAGCCACAGCCTTGTTGCTCTGCGTGGAGTTGTAAATCAAGACCGCGTTGAACGCCGTAGTGACAGTCAGTGAAGTCCAAGAAAAGCTTGCCGTAGGAGTCCAGTACGCCACACCAGCCGTAGACGAGCTATTCGTCGCAATCGGAGCCGTGCCGTTGGTCACCGTGACACCGCCAGCCGTGTAGCCCGTCCCAGACGTATTGGTAACTTCACCAGTGGTGGAGTATGCGGTGGTGGCGGCATTGACGGTTGCTGAACTGAAGTACAGCGCGGCCTTGAACGTGTCGGCAGTGGTAGCTGCGCGAATAGGTGCAGTACCAAAGTTGTGCGTTCCAGTCATCAGTTCCCCCATGAAGGAGGTACACATAGAGGCGGTATTTGCCATGATTAGTCCTTAAAAAGTACCGGTTTCGCCGCCAAATGCGGGCATCTTCTTCAGCGTCACATGCACTGACCGATGAACCAACTCACCCTCCAGCCAGTATTCCGTCCACGTAGTCGCTTCATTGTCATTGTCAACCGTGCCGGTACGATATTCCAGCAAGGAGTCATCCATGTCGCCTTTGGTCGTTTCAACAATCAATTTGAACTCCTGATAAGTGCGGTGGTGGAAGTATTGGCAGGCATGGTGATTGTAAAGGTCGTGGTCGAGGTTTTGTCTGCCCCGAAGTCAATCACTGCAATGGATTTGTTGCCTTGCGTCACGTTGTAAATCAAAGCGCACCGGGCCGTGATTGCTGCTGTCCAAGACGTGTTGGCCCAATTCACATAGGCCGTAGAGCCATAAGAACTGATAGCTACCCCAGTCAACGTATTGCCGCCCGCTGTATAGCCAGACGCTACAACCTCATTGGTTGTTGTATATACAGTAGTGTCCGCATTCAAGTCCGCGTTGCCGGTGTACAGCGCAATCTTGAGGGTATCAGTAGCCAAGTTGTGGACGGCCTGATACAACTCCTTCTTGAAGCTGGTGGTCTGTGTCTGGACGATGCTCATGTCACCCCGCTATTCTGCGGTAAAGGCGCTTGGCGGTACTGCCCGCTACGGTAGGCGTCGCTGCGCTCCAGACCGTCACCCAGACGTTTAGCCAACGCAAGGGCTTCCTTGTACTTGCCCTCATACAGACCAATCATGTCGGACTCACCTTTCATAAAGGTGTATGCCTCTATCAACGAGCCGTACAGCAGCACGGTGTCAAAGTTGTCACCCAGCCAAGTCGTGGTTGCAGTCACGATAGATGCAGGGTAATAGTAGTAATGCAGTTCTGCGGAGTAGGTTGCGTCAGGTGTCGGGCCAAGAATGAATGACAACTCATTGCTGATGGTTGCGCCTGAGACTGTCGGGCCAAACAATGCGTAGTACTTGGGTGTTCCTGTATCGGTCGGCGTAGGATATGCCTCACGCATGAAGTTCACATCCTTGTTGAGCAGGAATGTGTACGGGCCGGAACCGGAGAAGATAGCCAAGGAGTACGAAGACAAAAAGTCATCGGGGCAAGACAGGTACTTGTTACCGGATGTAATGGTTCCCGTCACATTCTTGCGCAACGATGGAAACTGCACCGAGTTGTAGATGCGCTGCTCTGCCTGCTGGATGAAACGGTTAATCTGAGCCGTAGACGAGACCGTAGACGAATCCGCAAGGGTAATCGTCGGAAAGTTGTTTTCCGTGTAGGTCTGTATCGCCGATACAAGCTCAGAATAGTTCATGCCATTGGGCCCCTTGCCATCAAGCCTTTGGTAGCGCAGCCGTTTCCACGAACTTTGATGCCATCTTCTTTAGTGGGTTCGTCACCAGCGGATTTGCTGTACGTGCCCACGCTGATGTCCAAAGTGTCCAGCTTGCTGCGGTTTGGGCCTTGGCCCGGATTCTCTTCGGCTGTTACCGGTTTGCCCGACATGGTGTGAGGCTTGGCGTAGGCTGAAGCAGGTTTGTTGTTGATGGTAGCCATGATTACCCCGTCTTTTGGTTGGCTGCGCGAGAAAGGTTGCGACCGACACGCATGCGGTCTTCGGAGGTTGGGCCTCCTTTTTTCAGCTTGAGCATAGTGCCCTTGCCGCCTTTGTGTTCTTGAGCATCGTGCTGTTTGAACGCTTTTTTAATCATGGCCTTGTCTTGCGCCACATCACTTTTCATGTCTTCTTTAGCCATCATGGACTCCTATGAAACCGATACCGTTACTGTACCAACACTCGTGGTTCCGACCAAGTAGTTGGGGGTCAAACCTACATCTGTACTGCCCGCTCCGCCAACCGGATTCCAGCCCCACTGGATGTCCCTGCTACCACCACTATTGTAGCCGTCAGTCATAGGGCCAGCGGTGTAATACGTTGAATCTCGGCGTGGGTTGCGTAAGGCTTGTGGGTCATCCACTGGATACATACCAAGCTGCAATTGGGGCTGGTCGGGGTCCCAACAGCTTTTGCATACGAGTAGGTCGTACGTCTTGGTCTTGATGATTTCTTTGCGCAGCTCGACGAGTTTGAATTGCTGCCCGCATCTGTCGCAGATAGCAATTGCTTTCTTGCCGGACGCGAATCTGTTTGCCATTAGATGTACGTCTGACGCGGCACAAACCGCAGCGCTGCTGTTTCACGGTCTTCGGTGGAGGCCAGTTCCCACGCTTCGTCGTATTGGGACTTGAGAACATCCAACCGCACCATTGCGTTGGGAACCTTGAGTGCCAAGTAGTACGCCAGCCCTGCTACCAAACAGTTCAAGAAACGGAAAGGTACGTCCATTGTGTTCACACCGCCGCCAGCGTCATCAATACGGCGCATGCGCCAGTACACAAACGTGTACGTCTGGGAATTGTCCGGTGTAGGCCATACGGTAATGCAGGGCAGGTTCTGTTGAGCTACTGCATCTCCA